CACGTAAGCACTCGTATGTCGCTTACCGTACTGTTTCGGATAAATCACCGGCTAGCAGCTGGATTACAAACCGAAAAGCTGTAAATAAAGACGACACATCTAAAACATTCATCCGGAATGTAAACCGCCTGATGAAGTGGAAGATGAAAAACGGGTGGGACTAGAAAGGAGTGAATTAGTTGCTACCTAGTATTGATACATATCTATATGAAGAGATAGATTGCAAGTTAAAAATTATCCTATCGAACCGTTATATTATAGAGGAAATACTTAAGGGCGTACAGCCTAAAGTTGCTGAAGACTTTATAAAGGCGTATACAGGCGATACAGCGCGAGAAATCCCTATCTTATACATTATGCCCCAAACAAAGGAAACACAGCGAGGAGCGATCTATATCGGCCTTAGAGAAGGTGAAGAAAATCGTACCAGTTTAGGCAACCTAGAAGGAACATATGAGCACAAAGATGATGGTCTAAAACGTGAGCAAATCACGATCCAACATGACGAACAAACGAATACATGTTTCTTCGAAGTAGAATTCCCTATCGCCTCTAAGAACTCAGTCAGAGTAGAAGGTATCTCATTCGCTAAGAGTGACAATTTAACCGTGGATAAAACCCGAGTCGATTTCAAATATGACCCGTTCTTCCTAGGAGAATATTGGGTGCATTACGAAGCAACTGCAGGAGATGAGATTGGTCTTAAAAAAGGTTTCACAGCAACCGAGCATTATTCCATCTTAGTAGTATCTACGAACATGGATACGGTACGCTGTCTAGACCTTATTATCAAAGCTATCCTAATCCTTATGCGTAATAACCCGGAAGAGAACAGTAACTACCTCCTACAGAAGTTGCAGTTCGGTCAGATTGAAGAGGTACCAATCGGGACTGATGTAAAACCAGAACTACTATACGGTAGAGAGTCTATTGTTACCTATACTACATCGTATAACTTAGACGCACCTATCCTCGATACCGTATTAAAAAATATTCTATTAAACATCGAATACGATATGGAAGGAGTGCAGCGCAGTGGCGGAAAAGAATAAACCAAAACAAGCACCTAAGAAAGCAGAGAACACACCTCTTCCTCAACCTTATACACATATTAACACATTCTTGCAAACAGCCGTACCATTATACAACTTGTCAAATGTACAGGCTGCAGGCTTTAAAGCTAAGATGCAAGGTAAGCACTATCAGCGTGACGAGAAAGTATTTATTGATGCCCTAAAAGAGCATTTTAATATTAAAGACTAATTCCAGAGAGGATGAAATAAAACAATGGCAGCACAATCTTATGGTTATGATAGACAACGCCCTCGTACTGAGATTTTCCTAGATGCTAGTTCACTAGGGTCTGCAAACCAACGATCTGAAAAACCTTTAGTGTTAGTCGGGTCTGCGAATGGCGGACAGCCTAATGTACCACAAACAATTACTAACTTTGCACAAGCCCGTGAAATCTTCCGTAGCGGTGAATTACTAGACGCTATCGAAATGGCATGGAACCCTTCACCGAGTGTTGCAGGAGCAGGCAAGATCATTGCGATCCGTACTGACGATGCTACACAAGCTAAATTAGAAAGTGGTGGGTTAACATTCACTTCTAAATTATACGGTGTAGACGCTAACTCTATCCAAGTAGCATTAGCAGACAATGCTTTAACAGGCGCTAAACGTGTAAGTGTATACTTCACAAAAGAACGCTATGAAAAAGTGTATGATAACATCGGTAATATCTTTACTGTACGTTACACAGGTGAAGAAGCTGCAGCTACAGTAGAAGTTAAAGTAGATGCTACTTCTAAACTAGCAACTCAGTTAATTCTTAGCGCAGGTGCAGATGCTGGATCATTAGCAGCGCTACGTACGTATGAATTAGGCCAAGGTGTCTACCAAGACGTACACGTACTTGTAAATGACATTAATAACCTTCCTGATTTTGAAGCGCAAATGATTACCCTAGGCGGTAACAAGAACATCACAACTGACGCTCTAGATGCGTTAACAGCTGTAGACATTAAAGCAGCACCAGCTACTGTGAAAGCTATCGGAGCAGACTTAATCGACCGCTTAGAGAATGATACATACGTTGCTGTTGAAGTAGATCGCGCACAAGCATTACCTGCTACAGTAGCCTTATCAAACCTAGCAGGTGCTAAAACTGACCCATCTCCTGCTTCATGGGCAGCATTCTTCTCAGAAATCACAAACCTAGATGCTTACTATGTTGTTCCTTTAACAGCAGACGCAGCAATTCACGGTGAGTTAGGCCAGTACTTACGTGACGAGTCTAACAACGGTCGCCACTTACGCGGTCTTGTAGGCGGAGGCATTAATGAGTCTCTAGAAGAAACTCGTAGCCGCCAAATGGGTCTACGTAACGCTCGTGTAGCTGTTGTAGGTGATTCTGGTACTCGTCGTATGGCTGACGGACGTATCTACAACTTCCCAGCTTACATGCAGGCAGCACTAATTGCAGGTTTAGCAAGCGGATTAGAAGTAGGAGAGCCTATTACTTACAAGAAATTGAACATTGAGTCTCTTGACCATAAGTACACAGGTGACCAGTTAGACCAGCTTCACAACTCTGGCGTTATCATGACAGAATTTGTACGTACGCGTACTTCTTCTCACTTCCGAGTTGTATCTGACCCTACAACGTACAATGTCTCTACAGAGCCTGTACAAAACCGTATCTCACTTGGAGAGGTTTCTGACTTCCTAACAACTGAGTTACGTGAAGTATTGGACAACGAGTTCATTGGTACACGTATCCGTAACACTTCTGCTTCGATTATGAAAAACCGTGTTGAGTCTTTCCTAGATCAGCAGAAGAAAGTAAACGGCTTGATCGTAGACTACAGCCCAGATGATGTACAAGTAGTAATCAGCGGTAACACTGCTCGTATTAACTTAACTGTACAACCTTCTCAAGGCTTAGACTTCATCAACGTTTATATCACATACGAAGATAACGAATTAACAGCTTAATAATGCGGGTGGGTGAGACTCCCACCCTACTCTATAAATTGAATAGGAGTGACTTAAATGGCTAGTGTAACTAACCAAACAGTACAGTCTGCTAATACAGTGTACTTTATGATTAAGAACGTGCCGATTGCCCGCGCTCAGTCTATCTCAGCAGAACGTTCATTCGGTACAACTGGGGTATACCAAATCGGTTCTATCATGCCACAAGAGCACGTTTACTTGCGTTACGAAGGTTCAGTAACTGTTGAACGCTTCCGTATGCGAAAGGTAACCAAGAAGTGTGCTTGACACACTTTACGCCTCGTATGTAGAGAAATCTGCATAGGACACAACTCGAACTGCAGGTAACTCCTAAAGCCCTTTTGCCACAACGTAACCGGAAACGGTAAGCGTGATGGAACGAAAGTAGAAAAAAGTAAAGGGATGGCATAAGGTTAAACCCTAAGTGCTTGTGTAAATGGATGTTCATGCACCCAAGCTCCTGAAATGGAGAAGGGCCAACGACTAGTCGAAAGACGTACACTCAAGCGAGTGGAAGCGGGTTGCCCTTAACACGTAAAGGTGAAGGTGAAGAAATAGTCTGCCCTGTATAGAGATATACAGAAGTTCATAAGAGAACTGCACTGAATTAGCGACTCGGTGTGAACAAATGGGAAAATTTGGCACAATTAGGCTTTGCAGCCCTCGGAGAAGAAGTTTTACAGATGGACATCATGGATATCGTTCTGTATGACAACTACACTCAAGAGGTAGTCGTAGCATATCGTGGATAAGATACTATGTTCACGTTAAACAACTCTAACTGACGGGAAACTCCTAAAGCTCTACACACTAACTATACGTAGCGATACAGTATAGGGCGTTGCTAACCACAACGGTAAAGTAAAAGAGGTAGAGATATATGGACAATCCGCATCGAAGCTTCTCAAAGAGAAGAACGTTCATCGACTAGTCGAAAGACGTACACCATACCTGGTGGAAATGGGTTGCACCTTATAGGTGAAGATATAGTCAAGACCGACTGTTGAATCAGTGTTAAAGTATCTCGAAAGAGACGGTATAAGTCATTGGTAGTATTGATACTTACTCCGAAAGTACTAGTGTCGGAGAAATCGCATCAGAAAGCGCACGTTTCTATAAAAGATTGTAGCTTCGTATAGTGATATACGTCGAATAACTCTGTTAATTGCTGGGAAGCCCTTAGTGGGTAATCAGCAGCCAAGCCCGAGAGGGAGAGGTTCAACGACTATCGAAAGGGTAACTAGGGCCATATCTCTAGTGAGTAACCGAGTAGAGTACACTACAAGCCGTTGGTAGTGGAAAAGCAGAGGTTCCTGTAAAGGTTACAGGAATATGATATAGTCTATTCTATACAGTAATGTATAGCAGTACACGAGGATGTACGGGTTAACCTGTAGCGAGGTTATTCGAATAACAAAGTTCTTAACAAGTGCGAATGTAAGAGGTTAAAAAGAGAAGTCCTCCGGGGCTTCTTTTTTTTTGTTATTTATACTTACGTTGGGAGACGTTGTATGTTATAATTGAGTTATACCTACTACAGGAAGGAGAAGTAAGATGGATATCAGAGAAGAGTTAGTTCAGAAAAAAGACGTTGAAGAGAGGGTTATTAAAGGGTCAAGAGGGGAGAACGCTGTAAGGTATATTCTAACACACATGCTACCTGAAGATATGAGCTTTATAGAGCAACACCGTATAATTTTCCAGGACTTGACACACGTTATGGATTTCTATATTGAAGGAAGTCCAGGGTTATACATTGAATACGACGGAGAGCAACACGAAAGAGCGATAGATCATTGGGATGGTGAAGAAGGATTATTAGAGCGTCAGTTTAGAGATAAGGAGAAAAATGCGTACGCTAAGAGTGAAGGATCTCATTTACTGAGGCTAAACCATAGAATGACTCCGTATGATATGAGTGATGAGATTCACACGTTTTTAAGTACATATACCAATAGAAGCTTCCCAGAGGTGAAAGATTTAACCAACGCGGAATATTATACTAAGTATGATTTCACTGTAAATGACGTAGCGAACTACTATTTAGAGCATACCATGAAAGAATGTGAAGAGAGATTCCCACTACACGAAGCTACTATAAGAAGGTATTTTGTGTTCATCTTCGGTAGAGATAAACAAGGTTATATCCGAGATTCTATCAGAAATGCTTGCGCTAAATATTATTTAGAGAATCCAAATAAACAAACCCAAAAGAGATTCGGTATTAGTGACGTTACTGTGCAGAAGTATTTTAAAGAGGTATACGGAAAGGACAAGACCAGTTATCTTCGTGGATACACTAAAGAAGAGGTAGCAGAGTACTACTTAAATCACAGCACAGACGAGACAGCCAAACATTTCAATATATTTCGTACTACACCTCACGTATATTTCAGAGAGGTTTACGGTACAAACAAAGCAGATTATTTAAACAAAATGAATGGAACTAATATATCAGCCAACCAGAATATCAACGGTCTTGTTAGGTTTAAGGCTATATCCCCTGACGGAACGGAGTACATAGGTGATAATCAGACAGCGTTCGCTAAGGAGCATGGGCTAGATCAAGGTAACGTGGCTCATTGCTTAAGAGGGAGAAATAAATCAACTAAAGGCTGGAAGTTTAAATACATCGATTAGACCCCTCTCCCCTGGGGTCTTTTTTATTTCCCTATATTACAATATCTTTACAATCCTGTAACATGTGTCTACGATACATCTTTCTATGCTATATTAGAGTTACTACATAAGAAGGAGACATTATCATGCAACTTAAAAAGACACTCATCTCAGTTTCAGCAGTAGCAGGATTATTATTCGCAGGAGGAGTTACAGCCTCAGCAGCAGAAAACCAAAGCGTAGTAGACTACCTATACGTTAAAGGAGAGGACTATCGCTTCGCTAATCGCGCAGAGCTAGCCGTACAGCACGGTATTAGCGGTTATAGAGGAACAGCAGACCAAAACATTACCCTTTTAAATAAACTACGAGGAACGCAATCTGAACCGTCTAAGGGGCAAGCACAGGTACAAGCTGTATCTAACCAGAATCCTACACCAGTTCCGGTAGAGAAAAAGGAAACACCTTCTCAACCACAGGGACGTACTCTTACAGTGGAAGCTACGGCTTATGGCGCTGACTGCGCCGGATGTAGTGGAATTACAGCTACAGGTTTAAACGTGAAGGCTAACCCAGGAGCTCGTATTATCGCAGTCGATCCTACTGTTATCCCTCTAGGTTCTAAGGTGTACATCGAAGGGTACGGAAATTACACGGCGGCAGATACTGGGGGCTCCATAAAGGGTCGAAGAATTGACGTATTCATGGGTACGGAAGCACAAGCAACTAGCTTCGGAAGACAGACACTCAAACTTACAATCCTAGACTAAACGTACAGAGGCACCTTAACGGGTGTCTTTTTGTTATATTAGAGATAGGCTATTATTACAAGATCGGAGGAATTTAGATGTCGGATATAATGAAGAAGGTAACGTTCCTCTTGCGTAGAGGGTTAAAGAAAGACCTACCAAACCTGTTAGAGGGTGAGATGGGGTTAGCAACAGATACAAAGGAACTATATGTGGGTACGTCTGATGGGAGTATGCAGATGGCGAAGCAGGATGATGTGGATAATGTAACTCAGGGTTTAGGTGAGGCTAACGCACAACTAACACGAACTATACAAAAAACAGATGGTGCTTTTATCAATGTTAAGTATGCTCCTAGTGGGCTCGCAAGCGTAGCAGGTGATGGGGTAGCTGACGATGCTACTAATATCCAGAGTATTCTAAACTATTTAAAAGCCAATGGAGGAGGTAGAGTTTACTTCCCGAATGGTAACTATTTAATAGGTACAAGATTATCAATACCTAGTAATATAACTTTCTACGGTCAAAGTAAAAATACGGTATTTTTAGCGAAAGATAACCTATATTCTATGATGGAAATATTTGATGCGGATAACACAGAGTTAAGTAACTTTACCGTAAACGGAAGAGCAAAAGAAAGAGATCAGGCTGGAACGCTCACCAAAGCGGTTTACGGTCTTGCTATGAGTAGAGCGCAGAATTGTTTGATAGATAATATCAAGTTTATTAACTTAGGGTATAAAGCACAAACTTACTCTGACCAAGATTTAAGTATGGGTGGTAATATTCTCGATATGGCAACAGACGACTCGCTGACTAACTCTAGAGACACTAAAAATAATATTATTCAAAACTGCTCTTTTATCGATGAAGACGGCAGAAGTTCTTTTGGTATTAGAATGTGGTCTTCCTGGACTATCGAACCACAAAACAGAAAGTATTATATCAAAGATAACACTATCCGCGATAACTATTTCAGCGGGTTTAACTGGAATAGTATCGAAATGGCCGGGGCAGGCTGCATTAACAATAAAATAGATAATAACGTGGGGGAGAATCACTATGGTTATTCCGTTTTTGAGGCAGACAAAGGTGCTTCTTATAACATATTCACCAATAACACTGTGAGAAATCTACTAGTGACAGGAACGTTAAGTAAGTATGGTTATCGAGATGCACAAGGAGGAACAACCGCAGGGGGGTACACTTATTACGCTTACGGAAATGTGTGGAATAACAACCTTATTGAAAATGTAACACAAGGAGGAACTACAACTTCAGGTGGTATGTTACTATACGGAGCTAGGAAGTCGATTGTTACTAACTTCACTGCTAAGAACATAAACAGGAGTCCCGAGAATACAACAATCGACAATGTAGGTGGGATTGTGTTAGATAATGCGGATGAATGTACCGTATCATCATTCAATTTAAGCAAATGTTATCAAGGTATCTATGTAATGGCAGCTAACAACACCGAATTCTATAATTTTGATATCAGTGAAGCTACTTATGGCGTGAAAATTTCAGGATCGCCAGCTAATAATTCGTTTAAGAACGGTAAGATACATAACATAATTGCGACAGGGTTTAACTTAAGCCAAACCAGTGTTGGTACGAGCATTGTCAATAACACAATTTACTCTTGTAATAAGGCTATAGTTACCAATGCATCAAATGCATACATTAATGGTAACTCTATCTACAACATAACAGATACTGCGAACGGTATCGACTGCAGGGGTGGAACTTGTGTAATAATCAACAACAACCTAAAAGGGTGCCGGATATACTTAGATGGTACTGGCGTGAATAACGTTGTGTTTGGTAACACGAGCGATCTCTCTAGTGATAACTATAGCAAAAAGATAGCGTACGCAGCAGCCGCACCAACAACCGGGACGTGGAACAAAGGTGACGTTGTATACAACAACGCCCCCGTTGCAGGGGGTAAGTTAGGCTGGGTTTGTGTAACTTCTGGTACACCAGGTACGTGGAAAGCGTTCGGAGCAATCGATGCCTAACCTAATGCAGAAGTAGAGTATGTAATAGTAAGCAACTAACACACCTTGACCGGTGTGTTTTTTTTTATTTAAAAATTGTTATTGACTTTAAGTGAACAAGCAGTTATACTACGAATATAGCAAGAAACATTAACCAAAATAAGGGAGAGATATAAATGGAAAGAACCATTACATTTAATGAAAGAAAAGCGATTGAGGAGTACATAGAGTACTTAAAGAAAGATAATGATCGCATTACCGCTATGTACCGAGAGCAACGAGAGAAAAATATGCTCGAGTACAAAGAAGCAATCAAACGTATTCGTGTGTTAGATGAGATTGAAAGAAAGATAGAAAAAGCGGAGGCCCCTGCTCCTGTCATCCAAGAAACAAAACCCTCCGAGCCACAAGGAATGACTTTGGAAGAAGCCATCCAGCAATATAATAAAGAAAGAGAACTTGAGTCTAAGGATAAACCATTCCAGTATGATAGTCAAGCAGAACAACGTCGAACACAGCAGTATAACGAAACAACTAGAAAAAACAGACGAGCAAAACGGATCGACACAAAAGTTGTTGCTAAGGACATCGAAGCTTTCCTTAAAGAAAAAGGAGTACCTACAAAAGCGAATGAAATTACGAAGCACCTCCGAGACTTAGGGTATAAGCTAAACAACCCATACCTAGTGCTTAAACGAGTGCGAGACTCTGACTCAAACGTTGAAATGGTAGTGAAAGGTTTCTATCAGTACAAGCATTAATATACACAAGGCTACTCCACTAGGGGTAGCTTTTTTCTATGGTATAATTAAGGTAGAACATACTTGTACTTGTTATATTATTAATAGGAACCTAATCTAGGAGGAGCGATACATATGTCTGAAATCTTTGAAAATGAATTCGAAAATCCGCTAGTCGAAAAGACACCGGAAGAACGTGAATTCGAAAAACAAGTAGAACAAAAACAAACAATCGACCGAATTATTCGAGGAGTAAATGACGTATTCGAAAAGAACTACGAATACAAAGACCTAGGACTTAAATTCACAATTAAAATTAAAGCACCAAACGCAATTGAAATTGGAAAAGTACAAGCCCGAATGATGGCCTACTTACAAGGAATGAGCAACTATGCATCTGATTACTTCATTACCGTATATCATGCGTTATCTCTATTACGTGTTACAGGGATTGACGTACCGAAAGAACTAGCAAATGACGAGGACATCTATAACCTAGACATTTTATATACGATTGGAGTCGATTTCAAGCAGTGGCTTGACCGATTTCGCCTATAAAGTCAAGTCGCTAGGGGGGCTTAAAACTCTAGCTAGAACGAACTACATGCGAAACCTCTGGGGCATCATGAAGGCGTTCAACACCATGCCTACTAATCCGGACTTCCGTGCATTAACCGATGAACAAATTAACTTAATGATCCATTCATTAAATGAAGATCATCGTGAGATGGAGCTTGCACGTAAAGGGCTTACAGTTGATTCTGAGCACTACGATTCTACCTTCGAAGATGAAGTATGGAATAAGAATGACGGCGAATGGGAAATTCTTCGTGAAGGTCACGATGCAGATAAGATCGCTCAACAGGTACAAGCACTTACTCGTAAAGAAGATCAATCTAACCTCGATACGAAGTTTGACGGTCTAGATGAATATAATGAGTACCGTGAAGGTGGCGGTAAGACAACGAGAGAAACTGAAGTTGAACAGTACATAAATAAACGTCTTGCTGAAGCCTATGAGAAAGCTAGAGACCTCGAACACTCTAAGCAGCCAAATAAAGTGGTGGATGATAAGGATCGCCCAGAAGCTGCGGGGGTACTAAGCGATAGCATGGCTGACTTAGATAAGAAGGCTATCGAAGAGGCCATTGCACTGTTCGAAGACGACGATGATTTTGACGCAATATAAGGAGTAGGAGCCCATAACTCCTACTCTATTTTTGTATTAAAGGATGTGATGTACGAATGGCAAATACAGAGAAGTACAGATTTGATGTCGAAGCCCAGACCGGTAATGCCGTCTCTAAGTTAAAAGAGATTACACAGTTAATGGATAAAATTGACCGCCTCCATTCAAAAGGGGTCGATAATTATAATACGACAAACCAAAAAGATGTCGATAAGAGTATGCGTTCGATGTCTGAGCTGTCTAAGCAGTATCAATCTGTTAAAAAAGACTTAATGGAGATCCAACGCCAAACGCAAAACATGGCAGATAATCTAGCTACTCCGGTAGGCGCAACAAAGAAACAACAAGAAGAAGTAGAGAAGCTACGTAAGACGCTTACTAGGCAATCAAGTGAAGCCATTAAGCAACAGGTAGAACTTCGCAACTCGTACGATGAAACCCTAAAGAAGTACCGCGAGATGGCATCCTTCACCCAAAACTATTCCAAGAACTTTAAAAGCAAGCTAGATACAAACGATGTATTTAACTTACCTATGGGTTCGGAAAAAAGCTTTAAAGAAGCTAGGAAGGTTATGCAGGATCTAGCTAGTGATGCTGACTCCACGGTAACCAAAATTAATGAGGTAAAGCAGGCCATACAGGAAGCAAATAAACTAGACCGTCGTTCGGAAAGTTTATCTCGACGTGCTACAGCTTCTGGGTATATGTCTCACCAACAGTCTACTAGTTTTAAAGGGGACTACCGAACAGCCACTCAAGACTTTGTAAGACAGCGTGAGTCGAACATGGATGCAATGACTGAACTAGGTAGGCAACGGTCAGAACTGTCTGACCGTGTTAAAAAACTACAGGATAATCCTAACGCCTCTAAAGAAGACCTAGACAAGAAGATTCAACTAGAGGAGTCTATCCAAGCTCTCGACAAAGAGATGGAAACCCGCATTCAGTTAAACCGTGTGCTGGAGAAAACAACTTCGAATATGGAACGGTATAACAGTTCCCTTTTAGAGAATGGTGGAGTAGAGGTTAAGCCTGAACGAGGCACAATGCGCGGAATGATGTATGAACGTGCTCCTGCTATTGGTTTGGCAGCGACTGGGGCAATGACTGCTGTAGTAGGTGGTCTTTACAACCAGGGAGCTGGACTAAACCGCAGTATGCGTGACGATGTTATTGCTATTGGACAACATACCGGAACAAATGGCGCAGACTGGCGTACAAACATTCGAGATAACGCATTAGATGCAGGGTTATCACAACGGTTAGGTTTCTCTGGACAAGAGATGCTCAACTTCCAACAGAACTATCTTTCTAACAACGGCTTCACCAACATGGATGATCTTAACTCTGCTATGCAAAACCAAGCCATTTTCTCTCGTTCTACAGGGGTAGATGCAGCGTCTACTCAGCAGTTCTTTGAATCGGCTATGAAGACCGGAGCTGTAAATGGTACGCAGGTTAAGGATATCCAAGACGCTTTTATTGGAGCTATTAAACAGTCTGGTATGGAAGGTCGAGAAAAAGACCAGTTAAAAGCGTTACAAGGTTTACTAGGTAGCGTATCAAATGGTCGTTCTTTATCTAACGATGAAGTAATGAATGTAATGGGTCTTCAGTCTGTTTTAGCTAACACAGGTGTTCGTTCTCTACAAGGAGAGCAAGGCGGCCAACTTATGTCTCAGCTAAACGACGGTATTCGCCAAGGGTTCGATGATCCACAAACTCGCCTACTATTCGGTGCCGGGTCTAAATATCAAGGCTTAGGTGGGATGTTCGACCTACAGAAGCAGATGGAGAAAGGAATCGGTGATCCTGAGAATATCGAGACCTTAATGAAAGCGGCAGACTCCTTAGCGAATGGCGGGGATGAGAAAGCAAAGAAAGCAGCCTTTTCTATGCTCGTTCGTCAGAAGCTTGGTACAGATATCACAACAGACCAGGTAGATGGCCTATTCAAAGCATATCGACAAGGAGACCTCACAAAAGAAGGTATCGATAAAGCGTTAAAATCAGATAAAGAGACCGGGGCGAAGACCGGGGATGAGAAGTTAAAGCAGTATCAAAGCTCTCATGAAGCAACAGATAACCAAAGCGACAAGACAACTGAAAAGCAAGCTACGCAAATCTACGATTTAGGAGAAGTTGTTCGTCAAACAAACATAGCGATGGGTGGTCTACCTCCGATAGCCTACGCAACAGCAGCTGCCCTAGGCGCATTAGCTCTAGCTGCAGCAGGGACTGCCGCTTCGTTCCTAGGATCTAGGGGCGTTAAAGGCTTAGTTAAAGGTAGGTATAAGGGTGACGGTACTGGCGGTAAAGGCCCTAAAGGAGGGGGCGGTGGCGGTGGCGCTCCTACAATCCTGGGTGCTGACGGTAAACCAATCCAATCTGAACAGAAAGGTTGGTTCGGTCGCACAAAGGATAAAGTGGGCGGTTGGTTCGGTAGAGGTAATACTGACACACCTAATGTACCTAAAACCGAGGGAGCACCGAAAGGTTTCTGGGCTAACGTAGGCGACAAGACGAAAGGTTTCCTAGGAGGCGCTAAAGACAAGGCCGGTGGATTCTTCTCAGCTACGAAAGATAAAGTTGGTGGCTGGTTCAAAGGCGGCGGGGGAGAAGGCATCATCGAGAATGGTGGTAAAGCCGGAGGATGGATGAGTAAGCTTGGCAAAGCTGGCGGTTTCCTAAGTAAAGCAGCTCTTCCATTATCACTAGCATTCGGTGCAGGTCAAATCCTAAGCGCCGAGAAAGGAAAGAAAGCAGAAGCTATCGGCTCTGTTGGAGGTGGTATCCTCGGCGGTATGGGCGGTGGAGCTGCTGCTGGTGCAGCATTAGGTTCTGTAGTTCCAGGTCTAGGTACCGTTATCGGAGGTATTGGAGGTTCTATCGTCGGAGGTATCGCAGGTAGCAGCTTAGGGGGTTGGATTGGTAGCAAATTCAATGGTGGAGACAAGTTAGAGTCACCAGAAGAAGTAGCTGCAGCTAAGGAGACCATGAGCAAAGCCTTTACAATCGGAGAGGGTAAGGATAAAGAAAGTAATGCTGCTAAAGGACAACTAGACAAAGAGAACACAAACACCAAGTCCCGTACAGAAACAAAACGAGGAGACAACATTGCCCTAGAGAAAGAGAACTTAAAATTATTTGAAACACTCTTAAACAAGGCAGGAGCTTTACTTGCGCAGTCTCGTATGCAGAACGGTATTATGGGTACGATGCAAGGGGGTACCATGTCAGCAGACGGTACGATGCTAAACGGTAGTGCTGGTCAAGTAAGTGGGTCTGATAATGCTAGCCAGGTATGGAACTTCTTAGCGGGTAAAGGAATGAACCCAGGAGCTATTGCAGGTA